TGCAAACTGATTATAAATTAGCATTGATGATGAATAATGTACTATACAATAAAATGTATGGTATGAAGAAACCTTTCAATAAAAGAAAGTATTTCTTAATTAATAATCTAGCAGCAATGCAAGAATGCAATAGTTGTGGTCTTAATGCAGATGATATTGATAACCTATTAATTAAATTGGTAAATGAAAACGAATTGCGCAAATAATCGTTGTGCTGAAATTCATTCTTCAGCATGTGTAAAATATACAGGTAGTGGATCTACCTCATTGGGGATTTATTGTGATGATGCTCTTAACCCTGTACTTGATGCGCTTATTGCTAAGGTTGAAGAACTTGAAGAAGCTTACAATGAGCAAATCAAATCTGCTATTGAGTTGAAAAAAGAACTCAATGAGCACAAAAAGTTTGAGGCTATTTACGCAGCGTGTGAAGGCCTAACGCAGACCCAAGTAGAGAAAATGAAATCACTCGCAGAGAGTATTGAGTTTACTACTGAGGATGAATTTACAGAAAAAATGGAAACATTGAAAGAATCTTATTTCAAAAATCCAGTAGTTTCTGCTGATAGTTCTGCTTTGGATGATGAAGTCCAAATTGAAGAAGAAAAGAAGGTTGCAAAATCTTCCGATCCTTTAATGGAAGTTTACTCGAAAGCAATTTCACAAACTGTAAACAAATAACAACTAATATACAAAAAAAGGAAAACAAAAAATGTATATGACTGAAGAACTACAAAAGAAATGGAATCCTGTTTTGGAACATCCAGAACTTGAAGCCATTAAAGACCCATACAAGCGTGCTGTTACAGCTCTTGTTTTGGAAAACCAACAACAAGCTATGTCACAAGATGCTCAAGTATTGAATGAAACAGCATACGGTACAGGTGGTCCTACCAACGTTACCGGTTCTGGTATCAGCAATTTTGATCCTATTTTGATTAGCTTGGTTCGCCGTTCTTTGCCAAATCTTATCGCTTATGACGTTGCTGGTGTTCAACCAATGACAGGTCCTACAGGTTTGATTTTTGCAATGCGTGCTCGTTATACAAACCAAACTGGTACTGAGGCATTCTTCAACGAAGCCAACACAGTATTCACTGGTGCTTCATCTGGTGCTAATCCCTACGGTTTCCGTGGCACAACAACACCTGATAATGATATCGCAACAAACCCTGTAGCAAGCTTTACAGCTAATGCCTTCACAACTGGTATTGGCATGTCTACATCGACAGCTGAAAATCTTGGCGCTGACTCTGACAGCGTATTTGGCCAAATGGCATTTAGCATTGAGAAAGTTACTGTAACTGCTCAAAGCCGTGCTTTGAAAGCCGAGTACTCTTTAGAACTCGCACAAGACTTGAAAGCAATCCATGGTCTTGATGCTGAAACAGAATTGTCAAACATTCTGTCCACAGAAATTCTTGCTGAGATCAACCGTGAAGTTATTCGTACCATTTATTTGTCCGCTGTAACAGGTGCACAATACGGTACAACAACTGCTGGTACATTTGACTTAGATACAGACTCCAACGGTCGTTGGTCTGTTGAGCGTTTCAAAGGCTTGATTTTCCAAATCGAGCGTGATGCAAACGTTATTGCTAAGCAGACTCGTAGAGGCAAAGGTAATGTGTTGATCGTTTCTTCTGACGTTGCTTCCGCTATGGCAATGGCTGGTGTATTGCAATATACTCCTGCTTTGTCTGCTGATTTGCAAGTAGATGACACAGGCAATACATTTGCTGGTCTGCTTCATGGTCGTATCAAAGTATACATTGACCCATATTTTGGCGGTTACACAAGCAACCAAGAATTGGTTACAATTGGTTACAAAGGTACATCACCTTATGACGCAGGTTTGTTCTATTGCCCATACGTTCCTCTCCAAATGGTTCGTGCAGTTGACCAGTTTACATTCCAACCTAAGATTGGTTTCAAAACTCGTTACGGCATGGTAGCTAACCCATTTGCTAAAGGCGCTTTGGCAAATGGTGCTGGCACAAACCAGATTACACCAAGAACAAACGTATACTATCGTATATTCAAGGTAGCTAATTTGATGTAATAGTCGCCGCAAGGCACTTTAAAAAGTCAC